TGCTATTAATGATTGTATTACTAAGTCTGTTGGTTATATGATGGTAACCGTTGATCCTGATAGTGACAATGGTATGGGTGATGTAGTAATAAAACAACCTGAACCATTTGATGTATTTCCAGATCCTAAATCTAGAGACATATTATTTAGAGATGCTGCTTATGTATTAATAAGAAAAGTATTACCTAAAGAGCATTTAATGCAATTATTCCCTGAATTTAAAAATAAAATCAAAAATGCATCAGCTCAAGATAATGAGAATAATTATACAGAAAAATCTTTAGATAGATATAGAAAAGACTTTTCAGCTAAAGATATTATGGAAAGTGAGTCTTTAAATTCTAGTGGGGACCTTGATGAGTTGATAGAGTTTTTTGAAATGTATGAAAAAGTTAAAGTATCATACATGAATGTATTCTATCAAATCCCTCCAGCAGAAGAAGAATTAGAACAAATAAAACAGCAAGTTCAAGTACAGTTGCAAGAGATGCAAGCTGAAATGCAAGTAGAATTATTAGAGCAACAAAAAGCAATGGAGCAAGCTGTACAGTCAGGTGAAATGCTTCCTGAAAGATATGAACTTGAAATGCAAAAAGCTCAAAAAATGCAACAAGATCAATTAGCTACTGCAGAACAAGAAATGATGAGTGAAGCTCAGGCATCTATAACTAAAATAGAAAATATAGTAATGTCTGAAAAAGAATACAAAATAAAGATTACTAATCCTGAGTTTGAGCAAGTAGTAGTAGATGCTATACAATTTTATGGAACAAGGATACAACAAACATGTGTTGCAGGTGATAAAACTTTATATAAAAAAGTATTGCCAGAAAATATAACAGAATATCCTATTATTCCTATACATTTTAAATGGACTGGAACTCCATTTCCTATTTCAGCTGTATCACCTTTAATAGGCAAACAACGAGAATTGAACAAAGCCCACCAGCTAATGGTACATAATGCAAGTTTAGGTTCTTCCCTTCGTTGGATGCATGAAGAAGGATCAATTGATACAGATATGTGGGAAAAATATTCTAGCTCACCTGGAGCTTTGTTACCAGTAAGGCCAGGTGCTACTCCTCCTACGCCAGTTCAACCAGCACCCTTATCTAATGCTTTCTTTGGTATTGTCAATGAGGGTAAAAATGATATGGAATATTTAGCAGGTATATATGCTGCAGCTCAAGGAGATACAGGAGCTCAACATGAAACTTATAGAGGAATGCTTGCAATGGATGAGTATGGAACTAGAAGGGTTAAGCAATGGTTAAAAGCTTCTATAGAGCCTGCATTAAGACAGGTAGGAAAAGTTGTTCAACAATTTTCACAAGCAGTCTATACTGCACATAAAGTATTTAGAATAGTTCAACCAAGTGCATTGCAAGAAGATAGGCAGGTAGAAATTAATGTGCCTATGTATAATGACCTTGGTGAAGCTATAGGTAAATGGAAAGATTATTCAGCAGCTAAATTTGATGTTAGAATTATATCTGGATCTACATTACCTGTTAATAGATGGGCATACTTAGCTGAATTAAAAGATCTTATGAACTTAGGTGTTGTAGATGATATAGCAGTGTTAGCTGAAACAGATATAAGAAATAAAGAACAAATTGCTAAAAGAAAAAGCTTATACTCTCAATTAAAAGGTCAATTAGGATCTATGGAAGAAGCACTAAAAGATAAAGATGGCACTATAGAAACATTGCAAAGACAATTAGTACAAGCAGGTATAAAGAATCAAGTTATGCAAGCTACTGTTGAGATAAATAAAGAAAAAGAAGAAGTTAAATCTGATATTAAAGAAGAATACAGAGATACTAGTGCAAAACAAAAAATATTACGTAATGTAATGGAGACTGAAGTGGCTAAAGGTACGAAGGAAGTTGGCCTTGCTGTAAAGGAAGCGCAAAATGTTTTAAAAAATAATTTGCAACAAAGTACCGAGTCTTAATATATTACATTTAAGTTTTTTAACATAAAACAGGAGAAACCATAAAAATGGAAGAAAATACACAAGGTAACCCAGAAGTTGCAGATCAGCAAACAGCTGACAATGCAATATTTGGCTCCTCTGAAAATTTCTTTGGGGAACTAGAGCAGCAAGTCAATGGTGGCATTGCTGATGAAAATTTTATTCCTACAGAGGAAACCCAACAGGCAACTGGCCCCGATGAATCGGCAACCCAACAAGTACCTGAAGGCTCCGCAAATACTGTAGACTGGGATAGCGAGGACAACCCGTATAAAAAACGTTATAGCGACTCTAGTAGAGAAGCACAACGTTTAAATGAAGATATAAAGGATTTAAAGCCCTTTGTACCCGTCCTAGAAGCGATGAAAAACGATAGTGGCCTTGTAGATCACGTTCGTAGTTAT